TAGGCACTCACGACGAGAATTCTGGTCATTGCCAGAATCCGTTGTTGGGTACTACGGTGTTCATGAGCCTGTCGGCCGCTACTCATCCCACCCCGGGAAACCGGGGAGAGAGAGGCGTGACCGAAAACTGGCCTCGAACACCGGGAAGGGTAAAACCTTCCTTTCCCAAGGTGTTCCCCATTATATAAACTCCCTCTCTCCGACCGTTCTGGCGGAGATGAGGCGACGAACAAAGGGCAAGGCGGGAAGAAAACTGTGTCGGCGCGTCGACGAATTGTGGCGCTGTCTCACAGTTGCGGTGACCTCGGCATTCGGGCGGAAGATAGTGCTCGATATGTCGAAGCCTCGTGACCGCAGATCCCGTCTTGGCCTGGAGCAAACAGGGTGGATCCTCCTGAAGATGTCTATCTTGACCGGTTTTGATTCGGCGGCCAGGTGGTTGAAGAACCTGGCCTCGGATGCCCGCCTCTCGGCGTTCGAGCATCGCCCAATCGATACCCATCAGTCTAGACGCCTTCTTCAGGGCGTACTCGCCTGGGTTAGGTATAGTCCGAATGCTTGCATCCGACTTTCCTACCTGGGCAGGTCGCTCCCGGAGGGTGGGTCTTCCACGCTTATCCAGTCCTTGAAGAAGCACCGGGCTGTCCTGTCTTCCACTCACGTCACCGACCCCGCCATTCTCGGACGGGCCTACGGCTTCGCACATTGGTGGGCAACCAAGTTCCTTGGAACCTGGTCCTATCCTCTGTGCGAGCCGCAGCTGTCCGAGTCCTCCTGCCTGGAATCTTCCAGGGGGAAGGGCGGTAAGGCCGCGTGGGTGATAAGTCGGGTGAATCCGACCTCGATGGAGGACGAGAATCCGATGGGAGTTGTTCCTCCTCCCGTCGACAACCCGTATGAAGAAGCTTGCTTCTCTGTGGACTGGGGCGAGCTGGTCGACTCGTACCCTGAAAGCTCCCCCGACCCCGAACTCGAGACCCCCGATTGGGACGACCTGGTACGGAAGACCGTCTGGAGGGAATACCTCCAGAAGGCCTTCCTGGTCGCCGTCGACCGGGCCCCCCAACCAGATTGTGAGGTAATCGTGGTCCGGGAGAGAGGATTTAAGTGCCGCATCGTGACGAAATCCCCAGCTTTGCTGGTGGAGATCGGCCACGTATTGCGGCGCTTCCTCTTCCCCGGACTCCGGAAAGATCCCCACATCTCCCGACTTTTGTCGGGAGATCTGGAAGGGGCTGTCTCGAGCATGTGCAACAAAGGGATAAAATCTTCTGAAGACCTGGTGGTGGTATCCGCTGATCTTACGGCGGCTTCCGACTACCTCCCACATGACCTCTTGGAGGCGTTTGTGGAGGGGATCGGCTCCGCTACGCAGATGCCACTCTGGTTGCGGTTGGCTTTCCGCACCCTTGTGGGTCCTCAGAAGGTGTCCCTTGGGAACTTGGGTCCAGGGTTGTCGATCCCTGAGAGCGTCCGGGGAGACTATGTCTCCTCCCGTGGCGCCCTCATGGGGTTGCCGACCACCTGGTTCCTGTTGAACATGGCCCAGTCTTTCTGGGCTTCGGAGTCTTGTTTGCTCGTCAAACCTCGTCCCGCTTTGATGCCCTGGCTCCAGCTTGGCGATGATCTTTTCGCCATCTGGACCCGGCAGGTGCTGGAGGAATACCGGAAGCTCGCCAAGGCCTGCGGAGCTGTCTTCTCG